GCGAATAAACTTTGAATAGGATCCATTATTTGAACTGGTTATAAGCGGGTTATAATATATAAAAAGAAAAAACATATGTTAAATAACCAACAAATTATAACATAATACCCAAAGAACATCCACCGCAAATGTCGATCCCCGCCACCGCCTCGCCCTCGCCTGCCATGGCGAACAATAGCATCAATTATAACACATATCTAGGCCGCGACACCATCTACAATAACCTCCGCGACTTCCTCGCATCCTTTCAGAAAAACAAGAGCGACCTCACATTTAAGCGCGGGGTCTATATCTATGGCGCACCCGGCGCGGGAAAAACCGAGTTCATCGTCCGTCTTCTAAAAGAACTAAACTATGACATTATTAAATACGATGCGGGCGATATCCGGAATAAGTCCATCATCGACTCCATCACCCAGCACAATATTTCCGATAAAAATATAATGTCGATATTCCAGCGTAAAATCCAGAAAATCGTTATTGTGATGGACGAGCTCGACGGAATGAATAACGGCGACAAGGGCGGTATTACGTCCCTGATTAAACTGATTCGCCCTAAAAAGACCAAAAAACAGAAACAGGAGGAAATCACGATGAATCCCATTATTTGTATCGGAAATTACCACATCGACAAGAAAATCAAGGAGCTCATGAAGGTCTGTCACGTATATGAGCTGAAAACGCCTACACCCTCGCAAATGTCGACGTTGGTGGATATGACGATGCCGAACCTGGAAATCGGCCTACGTAAAAGCATCCTCGCGTTCATTCAGGGCAATCTGCGCAAACTGAACGCCGTCGCGGAAATGAATAAAACCCAGAACACCATTATCTCGAATAATATCCTCCACGCGATATTTCAACCGAAGACGTATAATGAGGATATTAAGAAAGTCACGCAAAAACTATTCAATACCGCGTATCCTATCTGCGACCATAATACGCTCATCAATGAGACCGACCGAACCACGATTGGGCTTTTATGGCATGAGAATGTCATCGACGTGCTTGAGAAAATGCCCGTGGCGGTCTCGGTCCCCTTTTACCAACTGTTACTGGATAATATTTGTATGGCGGATTATTTCGACCGTATCACATTCCAGAACCAGATTTGGTTATTCAACGAGTTGTGTTCGCTTATTAAGACGTTTTACAACCATCATTTATACCACCAATCCTTTCCGAAAAAAGCGCGGTTCAACCCGACGGAGGTGCGTTTTACGAAGGTTCTCACCAAATATAGCACTGAATACAATAACCTGCTTTTTATACAGAATTTGTGTATTCAGCTTTCAATGGACCAAAAAGACCTGTTCGCATTTTTCCTGACACTTCGGAACCAGTATCCTGAGGATGAAATACCGCGCATCCTTGAAACGTATGATATCTCTAAACTGGACGTGAATCGTATTTACCGTTATTTAGATAAATATATGGCGAAACCGGAACAGTCGTCCTCGTTGTCGTCATTGGCGGCGTCGTCGTCGTCGTCGTCGTCGTCGTCGTCGTCGTCGTTGGCGGCATCGGATAATGCGGGGAATGACATATTGGATAATACTGATTTGCTAGAATACTGATTGCCTGCGTTTGATATGTATCAAAAAGATATAAGAAATATTTAGAAACATATTTTAGTTACAATGGGTGCATCAATTTCGTTTGATTCAAAATATAAACTGATTCTTGACCCAGAAGTACAATGTATTTCAACAGGTTCGGCGTCGCATAAATCCTCTAAAACTGGCGGAAATGGCGGGTCCGGGTCGGGTTCAGGGTCAGGTTCAGGGTCAGGTTCAGGGTCCGAGTCAGAGTCTGGCTCAGGTTCAGAGTCAGAAACCGATAGCGACGATGATACCAAGATATTTACAGTAAAAATAACTCCAGAAATTGTTGGTTATATTCGTGCGTATATTCGTAGCAACGATTTCTTGGATATCTTGGATACAATCACCGAAATCGAGCTTCAAGAACATGGTCACGGTCCAGAATCCGCACTTGTATTTGATTCGCAGACGGTGGTCTATAATATGAACGATAATAAGATTGAGGCGTCAGGTATTTGGGAATATATTGAACCGCCCGCACCTGCTGTTTCTACGAAGAGTAGTCGCAAACACAAATCGAAGAATCGTCATCACGGTAACGGTAACGGTAACGATGACGAAACACCCGCGACCAACAAGAGTAGCAACAATGAATTCAAAACAAAGGAAGATGAGCTGGCAGTATCAGAGATTGAAACTGTTATCTCCGAGAGATTTAAGGAGTATAGCAAGAATAACGAATTCGTCATTCATGAATCAAAAACACGTATTCTTTCATTGAATATCCATAGCGTTTATGTGCTGAAGGACTAACGTATTATTATCATTATTATTATTATTATTATTATTATTATTATCATTATCATTATTATTATTATTATTTGGATTTATTCCATATAATAATACGACTGTGTCTATGAAAATGTGCTTACATCATTACGATTTCTGACTTGCCTGCTACCAGGTGTTCGTCGTGCAGCCTACGTAACTCACGGTTTTCTTTAAGTAATTGATCGTATCGTGACAAAATATCATGATCATCAACAACAGTTGCTTCAATTGTCCCATCTGTGCTAATACCGACCGCAGCCGGTCCGTGCTCTTGCTTCAATGCATTGATTTGCTCCGTCATCTCGCAAATCTGTTTATCACGAGATGCTACGTCTGACTGTAGATTCTGAATGATTTGGATGACTTGTTCGTTTGTCAATGCGACAGGGTCCTTGCCTGGTTGCTGAATTATGATTTGACCTCCGGCGCCGCCGCCACCACCGCCCCGTGCGGCCGCATCCGCCATCATCTTCTCTCGGTCCTTCTCCATTTGACGTGTCTGTGCGATAACATCCGGTTTCATTTCAGGCCGCCCCGGCGCATAATTCTCCAACAGTTTCTCTAATTCGACCATATAAAACCGGCGAAGCTCGTGGTCCTTAATGAAATCCATCACCTTCTTCGGTGAATCACGGACGATATCCGGGTTCGCATTCACGAGGAGTTTGCGTTTATCAAACGTATTATGCTCATGTGAAAATACGAGAATCACCTTCATCGGGTTCAATTGGACGAAGGGGACCGTATAATCCTTCAGAAACGCGCGCTCTTCCGCCAGACACGCGTCGTCATTGTATCGGTTGTTCTTCAGGAGCTTGCGCTTAAACGCAAATGTCCCCGCCGTCGCGTGGTTCGGGCCGTATGGTCCAAAACGCTTCATTTGCGAGATATGCTTGAAATAAATATAGATTTCGCTGGAACCCGCGCACAGTGCTTCCGGGTGACTGACAAGCATCTCTACCGCGTGAGATACGCGCTGGGGTGGATAATAATCATCGTCGTCCATATATACCAGAATCTCGCCGCGCGACTTCTCGTGAAGCAGGTTGCGCTTCTTCCCCAGCGTCATTTTCGTGTCATACTTGAAATATTTGACGCGAGGATGCGACGCAATCAGGTCTTCCACGGGGTCGGTTCCGTCATCGATAATAATCCATTCCATTCGGTCTTGTGGATAATCCTGGTTATTAAAGCACGATATCATCGCGTTAATAAAGGGGCGGCGATTAAATGTGGGGGTACATACACTCACGAATGGATATGTTTTGAAATATTCGGGTGTTGACTTGACGGGTGCTCCTGCTGCGCTGGCCGTGCTGGCTTTGTTTTTACCACCCATATTGTATGTGTATGTGTATGTGTATGTATATGTAAAAAACTACAGATATAGTTTATTACAATATAATCGTTTATGTCGTTTATACACCGTTTATACGTCGTTTATACACCGTTTATACGCGCGCAGATTACGCCCCCCAGTTTTTGATTTTATTGATAAATTCCATAATTCCACTCCAATACGTTGTCAAATACAGCGCCAATAAAACAAGAATTACAATGGCAGCGACGCTAATATCCAATCCTTCAAACGCATAAAACATCAGCACCAAATTAAAGAAGAAGAAGATAATCGGTACATATTTCGCATACAGTATACGATACTCATCCCAGTGAAGAAAGGGGTAGATAAAGAACGTTCCGAGAAATTGGATGATTTGGATGATGAATGAAACAAACGGTAAAATCCCCAGAATGCCAAACCCGGTAAATATCGACCATAATGAACCGCCAATAAACTCTTTACGGTGTTCGGTCTGATTTAAAATCATTCCGATTAATGTCGTGAATAACGGTCCACCACCTATCGTAAAAAGCGTGATTAACAAAAATACAAACGGCATCAATAGAATCATAAGCGGTGAAACGACATCCTGTAACTCCTTCGGGATACTATTCGTTAGTTTTGTGATGTAGTTCAGGATATATAATAACATGGACCGGTCTGATGAAAACGAGAAAATAAACGCGTTATTAACCCACTGTTTAAATCTCACCTTGAGGAAAGTCCCATTCATGAGATTTACTTTAGTTACACCTTCATCCACGCTTTCCTTCACCATATCAACCTCCTCTTTGGTCAAACAGAACCATTTAAACACATATGTATCCAAAAGAATCGCGGCTTTCAAGTATATCTTTTTCGCGCTTGAATTTTTAGGGTCATCTGCTATCCCGCCGAATTTATCTTCGCAATCCGCATCACATTCCGTATATTCATTCGTATAACAATACGGCCATTCACGTCGGTCGGTTGGGAAAAGTTTCGACAAATTCAAATTATTCATTCGGATACTCTTTGGGTCAGCGTAAAAAAGAATATTCACACAAATAACTGAAATAACAACGGTTTCGATAAAAAGGGTAAGCACGTTTAATCCAAAATCTTTCAATGCTTCGATGTCAAATAACGATTTAGGTGCGGCTTTCTTTTTAGGAGCGTCATTGGCGCCAGCGCTGGCGCCTTTGTCTTTGTCACCGTCACCGCCGGAAAACATTCCACCCACTTTGCTAAATGAGCTTCCGATTCCACCGCCGTCTTCGCCGTCTTCGCCGTCTTCGCCGTCCTTTTTTACTTCTTCTTCATCATCGGCCATTCTTATTATTCGAATACTAATATTAGTTATAATACTAACATATAATAATCCGCGCGGGATTATCGCGCATCGCCTCCCGGCGGCCCTTAACGGGCGTCGCTTCGGTCGCGTGCGCGATTATCGCGCATACATCAATCCGCAATTCCCCGACACAAACGTCAACACATTATACCGCTCTTCTAAAATATGAAAATCATACGAATAGTGGTAAATATTCACATTCGGTTTATTCATTCCGATGATTTCCTTCGTATTCGGATTACAAATCATTTTCACCTCCGCTGCCGGGTCCAACGGCGGGTATATCGTCGTCAATTCAAGCTCGATTTGGTTAAACTTACTCATATTGATAGCACCGCTAGGTTGTAGGTCATACGGGTCCGAATTCAGGCAAAAATTGTAACAGTAAATCCCAGGTTTCGCACTCCCACGCGTCCTCGTGTATTTCTCTACATAATTATAAACCCCCGCATCCAGTAGATTCTCGCGATATTTACCATTTAAAGAGATTCCCAACATCTGTAAAATGTCGCGCTCGTTCTCGGACTGGAAGTCGCCCGTAATATGAAGGCCAGTGAGCCGTTTATCGCCTGGATTGATACCGGGACCAATCCCGTTCTTCGGCCCGTTTTTATCATAATAATACTGGTCGAACTGAAAGTCGGGGCGACCCTGCCATGCGGGTGTCTGTAGGTCGCTCGCGGTGGTGACGATTTCCGTGAACGCCATGGGTCGCCAGTCATCGTCGGTCGGTGCGGGAATAATATCATACGGCATGTAATTATACGGCCAGTTGGTATAATTGCTCCATTCATTCCTCAGATTGACATCGCTCCGCTGGAAAAACATCGTCCACGATGAGACCATCCCCATCGAGTTCTCTATCTTGATTTTCCGATTTCCAGTGACATCATTGAACGTCCAGTCGTAATACGACTTAAGCAGGTACTTCTGCTGGTTGGCCGCGAAGATTTTAGATTCATCATCCGAGAGAAAGCAGTAGGTCGCCATTAAATGGACGTCCGCATTCCAATCGGCGCGGATACTGGGATATGAATTAAGGCTCAGGTCAATACTTGGCGGCGGGTATAAAAAGTGCCACATTTGATGAAGGGGATTCGTGAAGTCGGGTTGGACGACTGGCCAATAATTCACTGAATCGCCTACATCACGTATGGTGAACAATTCCTTTACGGGGCGTAGAGTGACGTCGATTTGAAGCTGATTATACTGAAGAGACACAAGGGGGAACGCCATTTTGGAAGAAAGCGTGAACCATGCGTTAATCGGGATATACAATTTGCGCCCGCGGATGGAGGGTTCGGCGCCGGCCGCATTCGACGTGCGATACGCATTGGGATACTGGTTCAGACGCGCGCCTGAACAACCCGGATTGTATAATTCGGGGACATGTCCTGTCATCTGGTTATACAACTCGCGCTTGGTCTTATCCATATCACGCTCCACTATCGCCATCAAATTATTGCCGGTAAACCTTTGAAGGGTCATACCGCCGACCGAAATCACGATTTCTTTAATCATCTGGGTTCCCAGGTTCTCGATCCACCGGAATTCATAAGGGGCCCACATATCACCCGAGGTCCTGGGGGGATTTATCGGGCTCCATATGGCAGGAAGCGTCACACAAACATACGTATCCATCAGTAACTCCGCATATCGTGGCACATAAAACGTGAATTTCGATTCTTCGGACAAACGGAGCTTTTTCTGTCCGTCGAAGTCAAGTCTAAACTTTTGAAGACCGAAATTCGTATATTTAAGATAAGTGCTCTTGAAAAACGATTTTTTGGGGTTGCCGTTTAAGATAACATTTTGATTACCAGTCGCGACCAAGTTTAGTAAACCACCGGTCATTTAGTATTTGTATTATGTCTTTGTATTATGTCTTTGTATTATCTTTATATTTTATATAAAATATCTACATTATATACAAAATAAAGGGATACATATATCTCGTTTATCTATCGTTCATTTTATTATGTCATTGAGAGAATACAATATTGAAGTTATCTTTGTGTCTGTCATTATATTATTCCTCGCAGTATGGCAGGTATCAGGATTAATACAATCACACAGTATTTCGCGCAACAATGAAATATATATGATTCGTGAAGGACTCGAAAATGCGGCGGCGGCGGCGGCGGCAATCGACACCACGTCCAATAATGAGAGAACACTTAATAAGGCAATGTCTATTTTGAAAAGTTCAGATAACCCTTTTTTGAACAGCCTAGGCGTAGGCCAAATAAATTCGCCACTATCCACGGAGGGATTCACACCAAACACCAGCGAGAATGAAATGACGATACATCAACGTCGTCAGGCCGGAACTGTAATGGATGGTGGGATGGTCGCTGCTACTAGTGCTCCACCGCCGCCAACACCCACGCCGACACAGACCGTAAGCAGTGTCAAAGAAGGACTCGACAACCCCGATCAGGTATCCAAAAAAATAATCGACAATAAACTGACATCTATGAATCCGGAAGACAGTCAAAGTCGGTTCAAACTCCGCGATTATTACATCAAATCCGCATACAACGCATTCAATCACGAGAAATTCAAGAATTCTACCGTGAGTATGGACGCATGCCTCTATGTCATCGCGCGAGGTTGCCGCTGTATTGATTTCGAGGTATTTTCAGTAGATAATGTCCCGGTTATTGCGTCATCGTCCGTGAATTCGTTTAATTATAAAGAGACGTATAATCATATTCCCGTTTCGGAGGCATTCGAAGTATTAGGCAGTTATGCGTTTTCAGGTTCGAAATGTCCCAATCCAAACGACCCCTTTATTATTCATATGCGTATTATGTCACGTAACGTCACGATGTATGACAATCTCGCGAAGGTGATCGCACAAAGCAAGACGATGGCGCGTAATCTACTGGGAGCAAAATACGGGCGCGAATATCATTCCAAGGATTTAGGTGACGATGATGTTAGTTCATTGAGAGGAAAGGTGATTTTGATGGTGGATGGAACAAACCCAGTATATCGTAATACCAAATTGTTCGAGCTTATTAATATGAGTTCGAAATCACTATTTCTCTCGAAGTATACCTTTTTCGGGGTAAAAAATGTCGGCGACCCGCAAGCATTTAAGGACGCGAATAAGAAGAATATGTGTCTCGTTGTTCCAGACAAGAGCGGTCGCCCAATCAATGACGGACACAACGGTCCATTTACGTGGGGATGCCAAATCGTCGCAATGTGCTTTCAGGAGGAGGCGCGTGACGAGAAATTAAAGGCATACGAGGATAAGTTCGCGTCGGTTGGCTACGGGTTTATACTAAAACCCGAAGATTTGCGGTATGTCCCGATTACGATTGCGCCACCTGCGCCACCCAATCCGAAATCATCGATGGAAGCCAGACCGGCGGAAGCACCAGGTATTAAATTCACGTTGTAACCAGACGTTTACTCAAACGCTAATATTTTATTATACCATTATTATATTACATAATACATAATACATAATACAATAATGCCTTCGAAAAAAGACAGTGACAAAGCCCAAACATACGAAGAGAAGGAATTGGAAATATTGCGTCAGGCGGTCGATGTGGTTGAGAACAGGAAAGGCGTCGAAGTGATGCGCGACCCGGAAGTAAAGAAAATCATCTCGATTGTAGAGAAGTTTATCGCGGATAAAAAACTGGTGTGTTATGGCGGGACGGCCATCAATAACATCTTGCCCGAAGACGCCCAATTTTACAATAAGGATATCGAATTACCGGATTATGATTTTTATTCGGACAACGCACTCGACCATGCGAAAGAATTGGCGGATATTTATTATAAGGCGGGGTATGAGGATGTCGAGGCCAAATCCGGCGTACATCACGGGACATATAAAGTCTTCGTGAATTTCACGGGGATTGCGGATATCACCCAAATGGAGCCTGACCTGTTCAAGGCGATATCCAAAGATGCGATTATTAAAAGCGGAATACGGTATGCGCCGCCCGACTTTCTTCGTATGGCGATGTATTTAGAATTATCGCGGCCCGACGGCGATGTATCGCGCTGGGAGAAGGTCCAGAAACGATTGACGCTGTTGAATACGCATTACCCCCTTAAGGGCTATCAGTGTGATAAAATAGAGTATCAGAGAGGGTTTGAAGGGGCGACGGATGAGAATACGGGGGAGATCACGGTTTCGCGGACGCGAACACCCTCACAGTCGCAGTCTCGGTCCGGGTCACGGTCGCGGTCGCGGTCGCGGTCGCGTGACAAATCGGCATCGGCATCGGCATCGGCATCGGCGTCTGAGTCGGCGTCCGTAAAAACAGGCGGCGGAATCTTCAACAGCGTAACCTCTGTGAAACGAAATGCGATTACTCAAATCAAACGGAAACATCATTCCCTCGCGGCGTATATGCGCCATTTATTTCACGCGGTAAACAAGCACGAGGAGTCCGTTGGGGATTATGAATATTCCATTAAAGAAGACAAGGTCACACATCGGTATAATCTAAATGTAAAACATGAGAGATTACTTCAGGATGATGATGAGTTTGTTATTTATTCGATGTCGGCGAGAGATATTCGCCGAGGTAAAGACGACGACGGAGACGATGAGGACCACAGCGACGATACGGACGACAGCGAAAGCGACGAGGACGAGGACGAGGACGAGAGTGCGTCGAAGTCCAAGTCCGCGTCAGCGTCCAAGTCTGCGTCCCGGTCCCGGTCCAGGTCCAAGTCATCGTCCAAATCGGCGTCCAGGTCCAAGTCATCGTCCCGGTCATCGTCCGACGCACATTACTCAGTTAGCACATCCAACGTGACTTATTCTACAAACCGAGAGAAACTCCTTCAACAAACCGATATTTATAATATTGTCCGAGGTGTATTTATCAAAAACAAGGCAGTATTTTTCGGCGGGTATGCGAATCTTCTGTATTCACGGTATATGCCAAAGCACCAGCGCCGTATCGTCAACAAAATCCCCGATTTCGATATTCTCTCGGAAGACCCGCGCGCATTATGCGAAGAGGTCGTCCGTGAACTCACCGCGCATAAATTCACCGGAGTCAAATATACGAAACATAAGGGTGTTGGCGAGGTCATCTCCGAGCATTATGATATTCGCGTCGGTGATGAAGTTGTCGCGTTTTTGTACAAACCACTCGCGTGTCATAGTTATAATACAATAAGGATTGACGGGGATACAATCCGTATTGCGACGATAGATACAATGTTGAGTTTTTATTTAGCGTTTATTTATGCGGACCGCGTATACTATGACATTAACCGTATTTTATGTATGTCGCAATTCCTGTTCGACGTTCAGCAGCATAACCGCCTGAAACAGACCGGGTTATTGCGGCGTTTCAGTATCAATTGTTATGGAAAGCAGCCTACACTGGAATCGATGCGGTTTGAAAAGACGAAGAAATATGAAGAATTGAAAGATAAGCGGGATACACGAGAATATGAGGAGTGGTTCTTGCGGTATATTCCATTGGAAAACTCGAAAGGAGCGACTGCGAAAGGAGCCGCGAAAGAGGCGGCCGGGAAAGCGAAGACTGCGAAGACCGCGAAGACCGCGAAGACCGCGAAGGGGACGAAGACGCGCAAACGTAAGAATACCACCGATTAGCGAAGTCCTTCGCCCAGCTTATTGAACACCTTCATAATCACGAAGAATGTGCCTGCGAACATTGCGCTCGTGGTGGCAAGTCCAATCATTTTGAAATTCCCATCTTCGCCGAATAAGGACGGAAGATAGTGAAGTAACTGTGCGCGAAAAACAGGCATCTGAAAAATAAAATAGAGGATGCCAATAAGTATCGGCATTTGAAGGTCGTTATAAATGGCTTCGATTGTGTCGAATTGATTGGACTGTCGCGCATTGTCGCGAACGATACTTTCCATAGATGTGTGTTCGCGGATATAATCACTTGTATTACCATCGTCCTGAAAATGGACGGTCTTGGGTTGTGGGACATAATTGGGTCTCGCCTGGTCGTCGTGCGTAAATGAATTCGGGTTCATCGGGATATCTCTCGTAGGCATCATTGTCATTCCATTGGCGCTGGCGCGCTGGACACCTTGCCGCACATCGTTCATCACATTTGCGGGGATTTGCTGCTGATTATGAAGAGATGGATCGGTGCTTACATTGGGAGAGTAGATGAGTGGCGCGCCGCCACCGCCACCACCACCACCATAATTTCCTCCTAAACCTACGGTTTGACTACTTAAAGGCAGATCATCAATACTGGTTGTGTCGCTCATGAGAATAATTAGAATATATTTATGATAATATTGATTTGATAAATATATTACGCACACGCGCCTAACCCACCCGAACTCCACCTCTCCCGCTTCATTCCATTCCATTACTCTCAACCGACGCGAGAACCCGAGCGGAGCAGAGCGAGTGGAATGAAGCGGAGCGTAATGAAACGACCGGCGACGCGAGAAAACGACCGGCGACGCGAGACTTACTTGTGTAACTGTACATCCCTCTTCCCCGCATCACACTTCACAGTTTTCGTCTTATATTGATAACATTTATCGTCCAACTTATAGGTATCCTTCTCTAAATCCTTAAGAGGTGGTGCGCGAAAGGCGATACACGACCTGTCTTTACACGCCTTCCGAAACAATGACGCAATTCCTAAACCCAGTATAATCGATATAATCGTGCGGCCTGTGTCTGTATGGAGTAATCTTTGAAACCCCATTCTAGTATTGCTTATAAGTATTCTAATATATACAGCAGATATAAATTATTGGACAGGTATCTTCTTGACAGTCCCTTTTGCTTTCGCACAAACCACCTCCTTGGCGTCAAATGTGAAGCAGTTATCAGCATTATCCTTATACTGGAACTTCGCAATATTGTCGGGAGTGGGGTATACGTAAATCACCTTCGGGTTAGGAACCGAAATATATACATAGAATAATCCGACGGAAAGACTGATCAGGAAAATCGGAAAGGAAATATGGTTAAATATATTAAACATTGGTGCGTGTATGTGTTCGATGCTATATTATACAGCGATAATAATCCGTTCGTCCGTTCGTCCGTTCGTCCGTTCGTCCGATAATCATATTGTCCTATAGTCCCTCGAACATTTTGGCTTTTGCGGCCGCGAGTTCAGCCGCCTTTCCTTTATACCATCCAGATGCGGGGTCCGGTTGATGGACGGTTGTTTCGTATACGGGTTCTGGTTCGGGATCGACGACCTCTACCACAGGCGCGGACACGGCCGCTGACCTGGAGGCGGCGCGACCCCCCGGCGCAGGACCGACGACAACCGACCCCACCGGTTTCGTAATCACCCGATTATCCGCAATCCAAT